AAGCTGTCAGACCTGTTAGTGGAGTACCGGCTACTGATACTAACCGGAGATTGTATGATTTATTTTTAGCTAGACCAGTTACGCCAAACGTAAGTGAAGTTGTCGTACCTGACGTAAACGTACGAGCAATTGCGGCACGCACTACAGGGGCTGCAGGAGGGGCTGCAGGAGTATGAAGTCCTAGGATCATTTTTATATATGAAGATAGTTTTTAAGGGAATCCTACTAGGTGAGCACCGATACCGAAACCGGAACCACTGCGAGCAGACGCACCTACACTAGGAGCATAAACATCAAGAATAGCAAACGTGGCCACCGCAACAAGTGCAATCATTCCAATTTCAGAAAGCTTCATCACTTTACCAGGTAACATAAACGCAGCAATAGCTACGGCGAGACCTTCAAGTAGATATTTTACCGCGCGGCTTACTAGATCACCCATGTCAATACCCATTCCCTGAGCTTGTTTCTGTTCAGGCATTTTATAGAGTTTATGAGAGAAAATATTCGGTTAAAGTAGATATGCGCAAGACTTTTCGCATCGTTATCGATGAAGACGTTTCAAAAAAATATTTTATTCGTAACCCCGATCAAATATCCATTGCAATTACAGCGTATTTAAATGATCCCGACGGTTGGGCAACGCATGGGTATTTTTTTGACCCTGTGGGAGACCATGAAGATATTCTAATTCGGCTATCATCACCACGAACAGTTACAAAAATGTGCGGATTGCCCTCCGGATTATCATGTGCTGAACTCGGCGGTCATAACATGTATTTGAATGCAGATCGTTGGTTTCGCGGTTCAATAAAAAGTGGACAAGGTGTTGAAAATTATAGACAATATTTGGTATCTCACGAGGTCGGGCATATTCTGGGGCACGAACATAAAAAGTGTCCGTGTTCAGGTTGTAAGGCACCCATTATGATGCAACAGACACTTGGACTTAATAAATGCGTTCCAAATATAAAAGTTCGCACTAATAACAAATGAGCTTATTTCAGACGACACTGACAACGACCGCTCTTATATGGGCGATTGGTACATACATGATGCAAATGTATGGCGGATACACTGCTCAACAGGCTAATATTCACGATAGTTCTGGTCAAGCTGGTCGTGAAGTTGATGCGGGATATGTAGTAGGAGGAACGTGCATGAATGTGGTTCTAACTTTATATCTTTTATATTACATTTATGGTATTCGCTATGAGAAGCACGGTGATGTATTTAAATTAATAGGAACATTGGTTCTATTGGTGGGACTAGTTCTTGATATTTTTCTGTCTATATATATTGTACAGCTAACACCGACAACTAAGGATAACCAAGTATGGGAAGCCTATGGATGGATGTATGGTGTTGGTACTGTGAATTTCCTTGTTCGCCTATTTTTGATCATACAGTTTCAATGTTCTGATGTTCTAGCCCGCAGAGTTCTAAAGCCGGGCTCCACTATGGTGGACCAAGTCAGAAGAACAATTCTTCCAGGAAATACCGGCCCTCAACAAGGCCAACGTCCTGACCGAGGTCCGAATCCGTTCGTAAAGAGTGAAGAAGGTGGTCGCCGTAGACGTCGTCGTTAAAAAACTATTTTCATAGTTGATTGCCTAATATAAACAAATGCCAGTCGAGAGTCTCCCTAAAAAGGAGGACGATGGGTCTACCATTGATTATCTCGACGAAGATCCTGAAATCCCTACCCAGCGTTATTGTGTTATTTCGTTTCTGAGCCCGGAGAAAATTATCAAGCAGAAGGCCGAATTTTTTAATGAAAAGTTTATCGAGTTTATGGATTACGACTGGAAAGTGAAGGGTATGGAGCACCTCATGGCATTTATTGCAAAGAAGTATTCACTCAAAATCGAGGATCTCTTTGCTGATATGGCTGAGTTTACCAAAGTTCACAATGACGAAGTAAAGAAGACAGATGTTCACGAACAGTACCAGGTATTCCTTCTAAAGCATGAGAAGGATCTCGAGACCGAGTTCACAGAGAAGGTCGAGTTCCGTACCAATGTTCGTGGTGTAAAGGTTCGTCGTACATTTGCTAACCTCGAAGAGTGTCAGCAGTACGCTAAGGTTCTTCAGCGCCGTTATCCCAAGGATAGCTTGTACGTTGGCAAGGTCGGCTGTTGGCTACCGTGGGATCCCTCTGAGCACCTCATGCCCGAAGTTGAGTACGCTGAGCAGGAACTCAACGAGATGATGCGTAAGTACAAGGAGAACGAGGTTAATCGCGAAATCTTTTTCGAGGAGGAGAAGACACAGAAGATTGAAAAGCAAAAGAAGGAGAATGATGAGCGCCGTAAGAAGGCTCTAGCGGATGCCAAAAAGGATGCCGGTCTTGTAGAAACGGATGAGCTATCTCAAGCTATCTCTCGCCCCGTTCACCCGACGGAAGGTGCTCTTCGTGATTTGTAAGCTTATAGTATAATGGATCGTCATCCGTATGCATTTATTTTTGGGAAACCTGGAGAAGGTGTTCACAGTACACGATTTTTTGGGTTTGCCTTAGTTGACATTATCGGAACAATTTTGCTCGCGGTAATGGTAACATATATATGGGGCGTTCCACTTTGGAAATCAGTAATTGGTATGTTTGTGTTCGGTGAAATTTTACATTACCTGTTCGGGTCTCAAACTAAATTCCTCACTACGCTGGGGGTTACTGTTTGATATTACGAAGTCTTTTTGACGTGAACCCAAGGACCGGCATTCTTTTTACTAGCTTTCATAGTTTCAGAACTATATTCATCAGACGCCAACATAGTAGACGAAAAGGGCTTATTATCGGCCCATAACGAATCATCACACATTTTAAATGGCGGATGATCACTTGCTTTATACCAAAATACTTGATCTTCAAGGCGGTTCGACTGAACTCCGTTGCAGATTACAAGTCCTTCGAAATTCTCTGTGCATTGATCCATAAATTGACAAAACATGTCAAACGTTGGAAACATACCAGCATAGTTGTCATAAATACGTCTGCGGTTGTTCACGATACTCTCTCGAAGAATGAATACAAAATCTACGTTTGTACGCAAATTAGGTGTAATACCAAGAGGGTACTGCATAGTAATAATCGTCATTAAATCAATGTGACGACCGTTCATGAATACATAACGTGTTGACTCTTCCTTAATCCAAGTAGCATCATATAAGCAGTCATCCAGAATTAAGAATGCGCGAGGATCAATCGAAGAATTACCGCCACGTCCTTTATCTTGATTACGAGCTGTCTTTACACTAAGCTGGCGTTTAATCATATTCATCACAATTTCAGGCTTGTATTTATCATGAATAAACTTAGAAGGAACCATGTGTTGAAAAAACTCATTGGCGACCTCAGTTCCTGAAATAACTGTTCCAATCGGAAAAGATCCCTGTGTATTGTAGAGAATATCGCGAACCAAGAATGACTTACCGGTATCCTTTTTTCCAATAATGACAATCATCGGCGACTTTCGAGAATCGATCTCACATCGATCTTTCAACATATCAATGTTGAATTTTTTGATGTTAAAGTTCATATTAATTATACTGCGTGAACTTTTTGCTTTTGGTTTATACACGAAGTAATAATATGCTGAAGCGTAAGCAGACTGAATTAAAGGCATCTTCACTACCGCTTTCTCTTCATAAGTGGTCTCTTACAAATATACGCGCAAGCGCTGTTACACACTGGAAAATTGAATCAATTCAACCGTTTTTTCCGTCTCTTGAAGTTTTATTCAAGACAAACGACGTGGAAATTGTAGGAGATTATGGTATACGACTTGATGAAGAAATAACCGGAATCTTATCTGCAGATTCAATTCGCACATCAAAGTTTGAGAAGCGGTCTGTTCATTGCAAGACGAGTATGATTCTGAGCCCATTCAAGTGGATGCAGGGTGAGTATGGTTCAACGGTTGGGCTTCCATCGTCAAGCGGTCAGTCATCTGAGATATCATCAAAAATTCAATCACACCACAATGCCGTGTATGTTGGTAGCTTAATATCTGCAGTATTATCGCAATCAAAATGTCAACACTTTCCCAAGGTATATGGTATTTTTAGTGGCCTTTCAAAGAATCATACAATTGATATTTCAGATGACTATGAAGATTTAAGTGAACGCTCTTGGTTTAGTTCAAACATAGGAAAGACGTTTGATCTAAAGTTATCCGATGGCGTACGAGATGCAATCGAATTTCAACACACTCGTACATCTCGCCCAAGATTGAACTTAGGTGAACAAATTACTCTCGATGGTATCGAAGATTTAGATGCAGAGCATATCGGTGACACCGAAGTAGCGGATCTTCAGCAATTACTCGACGAGTCCGACGATGAAGACAATGAAAGCGATTCGTCTTCGGTATCAACGTCCTACATTTTCAAAGTTGAATCATGTGACTGTGAAGATGAAGAGGACGATACAAATTCAATTGAAGAATCTGTAGATCCATTTGCATGGGCATCGTTTACGAATGTTCCCGTTCAGACCACCGTAATGGAGAAGTGCGAGGGAACTCTGTATAAGCTTATGACAGAAAACACTCAAACTGAAAAACATCTTGCATGGGTTTCTCAAGTTATGTTTGCTCTTGCGTTTGCTCAGCGTAACTTTGGAATCACACATAATGATCTTCATTCAAATAACGTAATGTATGTCTCAACATCCCAAGAATTTCTATATTACAATTGCAACGGTTCTTATTATAAAGTTCCTACGTTTGGATACTTAATCAAAATTATTGATTTTGAACGTGGCATAACATCAATTCGTCTACCCGGAATGAAAGAATCAAAAACATTCATGAGTGATCACTTTTCAGTGAACGAAGAAGCAGGTGGGCAATATAACTCTGAACCATTTTATAATAATAAGTTTAGCAGTGTCAAACCGAATCCTTCTTTTGATCTAATTCGTATTGCTACATCAATGTTTTGGGATCTATTCCCTGAAGGTCCTAACCATGAAGAGTACAAAATGAACACATTATTTAATTTTTTCACGCGTTGGCTAAAACAGGACGACGGATCTTCCGTTATGTTCGGAAAGAAAGATCCTCGCCACGATCGTTATCATGGATTTCATTTATATAAAGCAATTGCTCGTTATTCGAGAGATACTGCTATACCTCGCAGAGAGATTGAGTACTTAAAGCCTATTTATGGTCTAGACAGTCTTGTTGGTGTTGCAGATATCCTAACTATTGACTAAAACGTAGGAACACCTACGAACATATCCTGAACCGAAGGAAGGTCAACCTTTGTTACTGTTTCTGCTACAGTACTTACAGCGTCAGATGTTGTTGCAAAAACAACCCCTGACGAAAGAAGGCCACCAAAAATGGTAAGCTTTCCTGCATCAATCCAGTCAATCGGTTTATCTTTCGACTTGCGCTCAAGAGCATAAAGTATAAATACAACAAGAGCAACTGCAACTGAAGTTATAACAATCATCATTTGTGTTCGTTTACAGTGAAAACTTACATATTTAGAACGAGCGACTCACCGATATTTGCCTCAATTTCCTTTAGAGGATCGACTTCGGCCTGAACCGTGACCGTTTTAGTTTCCTCCTTCGGCTTGTCAAGCTCGTCGATTTCAATTGATAAAACTTCATCAGAAACCTTCATCTTAGGGCGATCTTCCTCTTCTTCCTCATCAGATGACTCCTCGTCATCTTGTACATCCTCAAACATGACCGACTTCGACGCTGCAGGAGGCTGAGACGCTACTTCGGCAGGCGTATCTACAAAGTAGTTCTTTGCAATTTGCTCCCATGGAAGGAACGTACGGATTACCTGTTCCATACAGTCGCCAATGATCTTTTCGACATCTTGGCGATTGCGAGCCTGTTGCTCTGCCGCTACACCAATAGTCTTAAACAAGTAAGCGACCTGCCAAATCTTACGAGCAGAATGCTTATAAAGCTCGTGAACAAACTTGGTAAAATTAGGGCGTTCAAACTCAATCTTAATCTGAGACGATGAACCGCGATAGTGAAGAGACGCAAATGACTTCATGTACGAAATAAATACACCCATTAGAAGGTCATCAAGATATGTGCACTTTGTTACCTTTACAATACGCTCGACTTCGGTTGAAAGTGTGGCGTCTGACCATTCGGGGATTCGCGTGAGCATATTTTGAAATGTACGTAAAATTTGATCAGCTTGACCATTGCTCTCGCAAAGCTTTTTTGATGACTCATAGATACTCCAAAAGCCTTCCGAAATGGGAGGAACAAGAAGTCCGCTTAGGTGCTCTCGAAGATGATTCTTGGCAAATTCAGTCTCGCTCATTTGTTTGTTTGTGTGTTTTCGTTGTAAACTCGTGAACGCAAAACGGATTTATAAAAATCAAGTATTAAGATAGTAATTCTCTCAGCAAACAAGCCAAGAACAGACTCAAAAAAGATGTCGAACCTCATTCGCCGCTTTCGCGCGTGGATCACGCAGAACACCTGCAGCTGCGGCGCAACGTTCACCTCGTCAGGTGACCCGTCGCTTTCGCTGTGTGGGCCGTGCTGGCGCGAGAGACAGTAAGCAAGACAAACTCAAAAGCCTATTCAGTAAGAGTAGGTGCTACCCGGCGGCCAAAACCGGGGGAATGAAAGGCGAGGCCCTTTTTCCATTTTGCGGAATGATACCCCTTTAGACGAACTGGGCTTAGAATAAAAAATGCCAGAGTACATCGTCGAGGCCAAGACAGTTCAAACAGGAGCTGTTCGAACTTTGAAAGAGGCGCTCAAGTGTATTCTAGTGGAAATGAGTCTTCATTTTGATAAGGATGGTATTCGTATGATTGCTATGGATAACACTCGAACGGTTCTTGTCCATCTTCGTCTATATGCAGACAAATTCGAAAAGTATGCGTACAATCACGACTCGCCTAAGTTTTTGATTGGTGTGAACACGGATCATTTGTACCGCATTGTTCGTACGGCGACCAATGACGACACGATTACATTCTATATTGATAAGACTGATCCGAATACGCTAGGTATTCTGCTAGAAGACGGTGATCGTAAGCAGGTTACTCGTTATAAGCTGAATCTACTTGATCGCGACGAGCCGGATATTCAGCTGCCCGACACTGAGTTTTCTACCCATATCACTATGCCGTCTCTAGACTTCCAGAAGATGTGTCGCGATATGACCCTTCTTGGCGCAAAGACGGTCGAAATTAAGAATGTGGGGGCTTCGCTGACCTTTGGATGTAAAGGTCATTTCGCATCTCGAACCACAGTTATGGGAGACGGAGAAAATGAGTTTAGTATTCAAAAGAAAGCTGGAGATGAAATCGTAACCGGCAATTTTTCACTTCCTCACCTTGTTCTCTTTACCAAGTGCACTAACCTATGCAACAATCTAGAAATTCACATGAAGAACGATTGGTTCCTCATGATTCGTTATGTGGTTGCTAACCTAGGTGATATCAAGCTCTGTTTGATGCCCTGTTCAACTACTTAAAACTATTAGTAATATTAAAAATAATGGATACAGAAACTGCAAATGTTATTTTAGTTATTTCGGTCACAATAACACATGCATGGATTATATATACGACATATTTTTGGGTAATCGAGTGTATGTGTTAGTTTGTAATTAAATAACCAATTAAATATCCCGACAGAACTTCTAAGAGCTTTACAACTGTATGCTCGACCGAATTTCCTTTTTCTATTTTCCATTGAAATATAAAAAATCGAACATCCAAACTATATTGTAACAAATGATAGCCTAGAATAAAAAACAAGAATGTAGGATAACGATACGCCACAACTCCACTTAAAATATGTATTATCACATAAATCGCTGGCTTATGCCATATCTGCATCCTTAAATTAATGGTACGTTCAAATATTTATATAAATGTACAAAAAAGATAGATAAAAGTTCTAGTGAAAAACATCCTACCATAACGGTTTCTGCTAATACTAATGTGGTTAGAGCATCATTCAAATCTGTTCGGAATAAATAACTAAATAATTGTTTCAGAACTGGATCGGACGGTGCAAACTTATTTGTGAACGACTTCTCTGCAATAGTCACGATACACACCTTGAGAAATATATGCTGCAACCAAACAATTATCAGTCCAAAAATACTTAAACATTGAAACCAAAGTACGGGATATACAGTATGAGAAATAAGTATTGACGATGCCAAGACGGTAAACATCAAAATATGAATAACTGACAATATGTATCCTAAAATATCACCGTCAGTTGATAACCATCGAAACAGGGTAGAAATTCCATAACGTAATCGACTTTCCAAATACAAAACAACTTGTTCTCTATCCATTGTATTCTTCGCGTATCACTTCGTTTGAAATAATACGTAAACTGTACAATGGATAACTTATATGCAGCATTATGTGGAATAAGTGGTAAAGTATATGATGATCTATATGATAACAAAATAACAGATAATCAAACAATTTTTGAAACATTAAAAGGATCTCAGTGGATTTTGTTAACGTTGTTATCGTATTCTGATTTCAATTTTGCTTTTTTATTTTATATTATAAATGTACTTAATTCTGTTGGAAACCCAAACGGATGGAAACCTGCATATGAAAAGGCATTATTAATATTTTTTCCATTTCTTATTTTGATTTCATTTCATACAGTCAAGTATTTGACACTGTATGATATGTCTATATTAACTTGGTTTGTATGCGTTATGGCATTTGAACCTTATTTTATACCGGAAGAACGGGGATTTAGAAAATTAATATCACGAAGTTTAATTACTATAGGATTACTAACCGGATTAGCGTTCTCTTATATATTTCCAGTTTCTGTATCTATAAGAAAGATAATAGTCTATTCACTTGGTTATGCTATAACATCAGTTGGATTTCAATTATACTTACTTTCGGATTCTACGGCTACGACGAGTACGACCACCTCCCCTGGGAGCACCGGGTAATTCTTGGGTTTTAGCTACAGCTTCTTCTGCCGCTTCTTCAGGAAGGCCATTCGAATAAACAAACTTAATTCCATCCGGAAATATCTCGGCACGAAATGTATAAAATTGACCGTCTTTTCCCTTAAATCCGGGATTCTTCATTCCATAAATTCGAAATGCATTTAACCATGTCATATCAAAGTACTCTGCGTGGGCAAATGCCTGAACAAGTGGGTTTTTAGCAGGAATTGTTATACGATTTGGCATATGTGTTTTCGTAGCGACTTCATACTTATTTTTCTCGGGTCCAAATCCCAATAAGCCACCTGTTTGGTATACCTTGCGAACTGTCTCCAAATTGTAAGCGCGTCCAGTTTTCTTTTCAGGATAGAACTCTGTTCTCAAAGGCTGAAATCCAGGATGAGAAAATCCAACAGGAATTCCCGGAATTACATCAGCAATATTACCAGTTATACCATATGACGTAACACGATCAAGTGTTACATAACCAGAGTCCAAATGAGCATTAAAGGTATTGCGAGCACCATCTCCTAATATTGTCGGGCATCCAAATGTAACAATGTGAATTGATTGAATGGATGGGAACGTAACACGACCACACTCTGCAAGAATAAACCCAAATAAAGATGCATACGCACCACCAAGCGAATGACCGGTTATAAAAAGACGTGTAGGGTTAGCATCTTCAATTTCTTTTTTGAGTATGTCCCAGCTTTTTAACATAGGAGTGATGAATGATCCAGTAACAAAATTTTTGGTGGTTGTTGAGGACATCGCAGTACCCGGAGGCATTACTGTACCCAAATCCACAGGGGTAAATTGTGAATACAAATCATGCTTGAAATTCTTAATTGTACTTGAGCCTTTGAATGAAATGATTAAATCGGTGGGTAGAACTGAAGTAACTTTGCCAGCCAATTGTTCACCAGGAACAACTAAAAATGTTAAATCGGACGGACTTGACACATATGTTGCAATCTTTTTATCAACACCCGGCGACTCAGTTATAACATATGACATCATCGGTTTACCTTCTTTGCTCCCAACATACGATGACGGGCTAGTTTTATCTTTTGAATACTTTTTATCAAGTTCGGTTATTAATGCATTTACTGATTTATTATCATCTGTTCCAAATTTATCACTTAGCAATACCTCTCGTATAATTCCAGAATCACAATATACAGTTCGAACAAGCTGAGCCATGACTTTCAGTGTATGAACCCATAAATCAAATTGTTCTTTGCTTATTTGAGTTTTTAATATCATTTGACCTTCACTGTTGGGCACAACTTCCAGATCCTTCTGGTTAAAAACAATTGATCTTAGCGTTGTGTCTTTTAATGTTTGAACCGGAGCTGCCGGTTGAACCGACGCTGTAGCTACTACAGGTTGACCTGGTACAGATCCCTTATTTCCCATTATAATAACTATACATTTACTTCGGACGAGCTTTGTGTGCCGTGTACGTAACATCGTCTCCAATCTTTACATACTTCATTCCCTTGTTCAGATAGTCATTTGTAGATACAGTTGTAGTTGTATTCCAAATCTTCAAAATTGAGAATGGACCTTTCGGTGATACAGTAATACCCACAAGAGTCTCTTTACGATTCACAAGAACTTCGTTTGCAACACAGTGAACCATCATGTCTACAAATGCAGCATGAATTTCAGATGCTTCAATCTTCTTAGACCAAGCACCTCCTGCTTCATTTTCAGGAACATCCCAAATCGGTTCAAAACCGTATCGCATAAAGAAGAACATACCGGATTCCCATGCTTCTTTAGAGATTGAGTCTACAACCGACCAAAATTGTTGCGGCGTATTCACATCAGCAATTTTTACATAGCTTTTGAGTGAATAGTCCTTGTTGTCGGGATCGTGATACCACAAAACCCATGTATATTCAAACGGAGATTTCTCCATGTTATATTATATGTTTTTATCGTTAAAAATGGATTCGTTTTTCATATTAACAAAGTAATAAAAACAATGCCACTAACTGTGGAAAATGTATACTCTGTTCGATTTGGTGCGAAGCTTCCTTTGCCCCAAATGGTACAGGGTAATATTGCAAAACTCCGGATTGTTCCGGTTGTTTACAAACCAATCCGACCTATGCATAATAAGCATACTGGATTCAGACCCAAGCCAGCTCTTTCGGCAAATTGGAGAGAGATAGCGCTTGTAGATGTTGTCCGGCGAGTTAAGGAACGTGAAGATCCAGAATATTCTGAAATCTTCAGCATTTTGAACAAAATTACAGCTTCAAACGCTGAAAAACTTTCGAACGATGCGATTACTTACATTCAAAAACGTGACGATCAATTTCGCCTCCGAGTAACAATGCTTCTATTTGATAAAGCTATTACGCAAAATGCGTATGCATCGGTGATGTCGGACTTTGCTAAGAAATTATCTATTGTCTTTCCTGAAATTCTAGATGATTTGAGTAGTCAGATCGAACTGTTTCCAAAGCTATACAATATGACTGAAACGTTTGTATTCCCTGCATCAGATGATCCTACATTTGACAAAAAGGTCATCGAGTGGTCAATGCAAAAAGATAAGCGACGAGGATATGCCAAATTTATAATCTATTTGTACAACCAGAACTTGATTCCAGAGTCAATTGTAGAAAAATCAATTCAGCTTGTTCTGAAAGACCTGGATCTTATTGTTCGAACACCTAAGACTCCTCAAATTGAAGAGAACGTAACTCAGTTCGTAGAGTTTCTATCCGAAACGGCAAAGTTAATTCCAAAGACTTCGATGTCTCTACGTGAACTTTTGCGCGATGGCATACATGCATTTCTAGAAGCTCCGAAAGAAGAACTGAAGAGCTTAAATATGCGATCGCGATTTAAGATGGAGGACACACTCAAATGCGTTCAATAAGATGAAGACGAAACGGAGTATAGAACAAATGTCTTCCGACCTACCTGCCCCCACCGTTTTACTACGTGCGGCCCAGCTTTCAATGACAGAGGATAAACCTCTTTATTTTGATTACTATCGTGATAGTGTTGAAAAGAAGTGCTGTATTGGTGTAAAAACCGATAATTCAAAATATCTAGTTAAGTCAGATGACGAGTATACGTCTACGATTCAGACCGTTTTTCGTTGCGAGAACTGTTTCATTGTAACGACGGAAAATAGTTTGTACATTGTTTCGTCCGATATTCCGGTAAAGAAGATCGTATCATCATCTACGGATTAAGAAAGTAGAATAGTAATGGAGCTGCTTTTTCCGCCACCTCATTATTTATTTTTTGAGCCACTCAATGATATTGAAACGCAGAAGGTGTGGAAGGACTATAAAACAAAACACGAAAATACATGTGAATTTTATGAAATCGACGCGACCGAAATGAATTCGGTTGACACATTTTCGTCTTGGTTTGACAACTGGATCAGTCAGATTCCAAAACGTCAGTCAACACGTTTTCGGATTCTGCTTATATGGCATTCTGAATTTTTGACATACGCGTGCCAACAAATGATTCGGCGTGCATTGGAACAAAAATCATTTCGCTCACGCGTTTGGTTTCATGTTGAAGACCCAACGGTAATACAGCCTGCGATTCAAAGTCGTTGTATTATAAAACGGATTCCAACATACTTTCATACACCAAACATAAAACAGATATGACGTCTATTCGTGTATTTACAGACGGAGCATGTGAAGGAAACGGTAAGAAAGGAGCACGTGCTTCATACGCTTGCTGGTTTCCCGAAAACAAAGAACTTTCGGTAGCAAAAAGAGTACCTGAAGACGAAGCACAAACAAACAATCGTGGAGAACTTCTTGCGATTTCTGAAGCCGTCAAAATTGTTCTTTCTAAGTTTCCTTCAGATGAAGTTGAATTAAAAATTTATACTGACTCGATGTATTCGAAAGACTGTTTGACAAAGTGGATACAAGGTTGGATTAAGAATGATTGGAAGACCGCCGCAGGTGGAATTGTAAAGAATCGTGACATTATTGAAGATACGTCACGCAATCTTGCAAAGTTTAAATCCTATATGATCATTCATGTAGCAGCACACACGGGTGGGACCGATGAGTTTAGTAAACATAATGAAGTTGTCGATAAGATGGCAGTTCATGTTCTTCACCCCGAAGCGGAAGTAAAAGTTGTACAAAGTAACACGGAAAGTCCAATTGTAGGGTGCCCGCTTCAGCTAATGGGTCCTCCGGTTTCAGAGAGAACCATTATTGAATGGTGTAAGCTAAATTTGGATAAACTTGATCAAACAGCTCTGACTTCATCTTTAATGACTGTTCTTTCAAAGACTGTTAAGAAAAACGGATTTGAAGTCGTGAAACAGAAACTTCACAGAAACAACCAGTACCGTCTGGTTTCTGCAAATCATTTAATCGCAGGCAATACTACAATAACTAAGGAAGAATGAAGGTTGTAGCTCATCACTACTGGGCCGAAGATTGTGGTCCATGTATGAAACTAAAGCCAAGCTTTCTTGCGATGAAAGAAGAGTTTGAAGATGATGTAGAGTGGGTATCGGTTGATGTCCGCAAGACAAAGACAGACCTGATTCAGCGCTACGGTGTTGGACCAATTCCTTGCCTCGTTGTTGTAGTAAGAAACGATGTCGGTAAAGATATCTATTCTGAGAAGTGTACTGATCGCCAGTCGATTACACCATACTTTAAAGTGATGCAGAACGCAAAAACATACAGTAAGATTAATTCTACTCCGCAATCGTCGACGTAATCAGTTCACCATTTTTGTATGCTTCACAAACAAACTGGTCATTATCCGAGCTACCATTTGTAGGACCTCCTACTTGCGGTAGAATGGAACTGGGTGGTCCTACGACAGGGCCAGTTGATCCAAGACCTCCGCCCATTCCTCCGGTTGCAGATGATCCGGGCGCATCTGGAAAGATAAAGCGATTCGCAGTCCACCCTAGTCCTCCGGCTAGACCGCCAATTAGAAGAGACATGACAATTGCCACAACTAGTGACCCATTCCAGTAATATTCACCAGTTAGACATCCATTCGTATGAATGAATGCAAGTTGAATCACAAAAGCTGTAATCGCAATCCACACTATACCGCTTAGCGACTGGCCAGGATGATTTACACCAATTTCAAGGGCAAAAAACATAAACAAACTAACTATGACAACAAGCGACTGAGGGGCCACGATACTTTCCGTATTTTCAAAACCAGGAACAGTACATCCCTGGTAGACACGTGTGTATAATGATGTTATATCACCGCTGTTTGATATTTCTTCTTGTAGTTTTTGCGTTGTACCACCAAAATAGACAAATATCATGCTAATCAATTTATTTAGTGTAATCGCTGCAATAGCTGTAATGCTTGAAGCAGATGCTTTATATTCCTGTGACACTATGTCCGATATAATTCCAACTAGAACATATGTAACCGGAAGATACATTGCAAAAATACTTGCATACTGAAATGAATTGGGTCCGCCTAATGATTTGCTTGCATAAACCAGACCACCGGCAACGACAACAAATCCAATAACTCCAAATGCTACTTCGACTGCAGTTATTGCTGTAGATGCGGAACCAATATTACCAGATGTAGCTACTCCTGCATAATAAACACCTGCTATGATTACAAGAGCAATTACCGGAAGGATAAGAGTCTTCCACTCCATATTACTTATTTCTGAGATACAAAATACTGCTAGACTACAAATGAGTGTGTACAGCTCGTCGACTACATGGCCGTCATCATGCTCGATTCCAAACCAAAGCCCTATCAACTTATCACAATCGAGTGCTAAACCATGTGACTTAATGTGTGAGCTTGTGATGGATGACGTTATGGTCCCTCAAGCAAATGTTGTTGTCGGCGATGAAGGGTTAATTTTAGATAACGAGGCTGGACTTGGATCTTGTAAGTTTAACGGAGAAGGTTACACATGCACAAAGCTCGTGGTGAACCACCCCAGTCATCACACAATCGAGAACATTCAAGCTGACGCTGAGGTCATTGCGATTTTTACAAATCCAACTGGCAAGTTTCTTTGCGTAAGTTCACTTGTTCGTGCCAATTCAGCACAGACTCCAGCCACGCATTTTTTTAATTCCTTTGTAACATTTGCCGATACAACTAAACCTTATACGACTGTAAACTTAGGCGAAAATTGGGGACTTAATATGATGGTTCCACCTACCGGATCTTACTATGTGTACGATGGCTCTATGGTGTTTCCTGGATGTGAATCTGCAAAATGGGTTGTCTTTAAGGCGATGATTAATATCGACCCCAATGACTTTGCAAATTTAGTGAAAACAAATGCTCCGGGCTCTCGTCCAATTCAGCCGCTAGGAGATCGTGAAGTTTTCTTTAATGATATTGAGTCATTGCCCGGTGGCCCAATGCCTCACGATAACAAATCATATATGCGCTGTAAAAGACTTGGTAAAAAACAAGATGTAAAACCTGTTTCTGCTCCAGATGTGAAGAGCGAGAAGTCAAAAATGGTACCTTCTTCAGGAATTACAAAGTTTGTAACGGATATGTATAGCAAGAATGAGGCGATGCAAGTCTTAGATGTAATTCTTTTAATCGGCGCAGTTATGTTGGGTGGATATGCTGCGTGGCAAACAAAAAATGCTGAGTTCTTAGTGACTCCTGCTATTTATGCAGAAAGTACTGGTGCTACGGTTCGTGAATATTTGTTCTATATTTTCAAGTGGTTTTATGACACATTTCAATTATTTTTACACCCATCGGCAGCAGCAATTAAATTAGAAGCAGAACAGCTTCTTTAATTTACTGACGTTCATCCCAACAAGTCTGGTTTAGATCTTTTGATGGCCAGACCGTTCCGTCCTCTTCAGGCGTTGGGGGGCGATTCGCAATCGCTTCCATATCTTTTTCCTTACGTCTAACCTTACTGTGATCAACAACCTTCCAGACACTGTCATCTGGAATTTGTACCTGTTCAGGCTCTGCTGGCTCGATGAAGTCAGTTTTTTCTACATAGTAATGTTTGTTATTAAATGTAGGCATTACGAATTGACTTGACCCACCTCGGGTCTTTTCAAAATCAGCCATTTGCTTTTCCTTTTCAGCTTTCTCCTGAGAATCTTTATCCCATTCTCTTGCAAGATCACTAAACTTTTTGTCGCCACCCCACACCTTTACGTTGGTGGGTAGAGACACTAAAGCTGGAAAATTATTGTCTGTCTTCTCAAGACTCTTCTGTGCCTCGAGTTCCATCTGTTGTTTTTTAGCTTGCTTATCCTGTTCGTTACGCTTCCACTCGGGCACCCACTTCATCTTGTTGAATTCAGACATTTTATTGATATTTTGAAGATTAAAGTTATTGTAATCCGTTTTTACAAAAGAAAAACGGAAGTATTCTAAAATAACTGTATTGCTCCTAAAATGGTGTATGTGGTCTCTATTTCACAAGAAGGAATTGTAGGTGAGCTACAAATTCCTTCTAAAGTCACCGACGTTCTAGAATGGATTCGTAAAAAGTACAAGAACGCAAATTATCAGTTTCAAGGAAATATTCCGCATCCACTAAACGAAAATGCTCAGCTCAATCTATTTGCATCTATCGCAAATGAAGACGACAGTATGAATCAACATCTTTTGCCAAGTCCATTTAATGAGGAATCTTATACAGGACACATCGTAATTCTTATGTCTGTAGATGATGAGGAAAAATATAAACCAACCGCTTCCGAATATACAAATTTACGATCAGATGATTATGCTCTTCTTTACGAAGAGTGGAACTTTAGCAATGAAGATGATGATGACAACGACGACGATGAAAATGGAGAAGATGAAGAAATCGAAGAAATCGAAGAGAACATTCCCGCTGTAGAAGATGACGCAACTGCAAAACAAGTCTATCCTACTCGCATCATCCAACTAAAGTCAAAAAATGTCTTCATTGACTGTGCTATTCGTGATATCATTGTTCAAAACTTTCAAGAACTGATCGGAGATGAACATATTGTAAAAGAACTTGAAGATTCAATTCTGCATGCAGTGAGCGATGAGTCAATTAAAGAAGGAATTGAAATTGACTGGGGAAACCGTATATTCTGGAACATGTACCGAAACCGCGCAATCTCTCTATATGAAAACTTGCGCGGATCAAATAGCTATGTTAAAAATACTGAAACATGGCTCGAAAAACTTAAGAGAAATGAGATAAGTCCACGTAGCTTTGTACAGCTATCATCTGTTGAACTATGTCCTGCTCGTTGGAAAGATGTTGTCAGTAAAGTCATTGAAAATGAAAAGAATTTGTATTCAAAGAGTGAAAGCGCGTCGATTATGATGTGGTGTTCCGGTTGCAAGAAGAAGACTAAGTGTGACTACTATCAGATGCAGACACGGTCGGCAGATGAGCCGATGACAACGTTTGTGACGTGTCTCGAGTGTGATCGTCAGTGGAAGTTTTAATAACAATAGGAACATCTTTCATATGAAAACGAGGACTTAACTCTTCATGATATACATGAATCGGATCCAATCCATTCGTAATTTCTGGCTTTGTAATATTGGGTGTCGTTGAATAAAATTTTTGACGAAATAGTTCTATAACAGGATCAGGTATTTGAGGACTTGTTTCCATTAAACGATCTAACTGGTCACGAATAACTTTCAACATATCTTTTGCAGCCATTCGTTCAGAGCGAGGAAGCGATAACTCAATCATAATGAAACGATGTATTTTTGAATATGTCATTGCAGCTGATTTATGAGATTCAGATCGTTTTCCCCAGCCAAAATAGCTCGATACCGTATTTAGGACACCAACTGATAACGATAGAAAACCAATGGCAAGACTGGCTGTGTCTGTTAGTCCTGGAAACATCGAAGCCGATCCGATTGATGCTGATCCAGAAAGGGTTGAAAGTAAAATAGTAGGAAGTGTGATATACGTATCCATGCGTGTGTAACGCTTTTGAGAATTATTATGAAGCCATGAGTAACATAAAGCTCTTTCACCTTCTTGAGAAAGAATTAACTCAAGTTGAGAATTCCAGGACACAGATGTGGGGCTTTCGTCCATATGTTAAATTGGCATAAAATACTACTGCTTAGATGCCACTTTTTTTGCTAGTTTAGCATCAACAATACGCTTTCGTGTTTTATCTAACGCTTTATTTGCTTTAGTAAGTATCTTCTTTGCACGAGTAACTCTTCGTGTAGCGTTAACTAAACGCTTCTTTTCTGCCTTTACACGATCGTGTGTCATTTGTAATAAAATAAACATATGAATTTTCATACAAATAATGTAAGTATACAAATGGACGAAGTTCGCCAAACTATTAAAAATTGGATCTCTTTAGATGATGAAGAACGTAAACTACGTCAACAAATTAAAGAAATTCACAAGAAAAAAGTAGAAAATTCTGCAGCCATTTTGGAGTTTATGAAGGCAAACGAGGTTGATAACTTTGCAATCGAAGGAAATGGTGTGGGTAATATTAGTCGTTCTGTTCGCACATCTCGTCCTGCATTAAAAAGGTCTCAAATTCGAACACAACTTCTTCTACAGTTTGCCGATCAGCCTCAGCGTGTAGCTGAAGCTTTGAGAGCAATCGAAGGTATTCCAGAAGGAGACGATATGTCGGTTGGTGGAACTCAGCGTGAACTACTTGTTAGACGTATTCCGCGTGTTAAGAACACTGTTGTGCTAAATAATGCTTAACGCATCTTTTGCAGCCAATTGTTCTGCCTGTTTTTTAGTAGATGCTGTTCCAATACCAATATGATTTCCGTCTTTGTCCAGAGCAGCCATTGTGTATGAATTTGTTGACGACGAAACAATTGCATATGTTGGTGTATGGTGAAACTTTGATTGGTACAATTTTTGAAGTTGCTCTTTAAAATTTCGATTGTTTCTCAAAATTTCTGGAATATCGATATACAGTTCGATTAATGCAACTACAAATGAAGATACAATTTCAAAGTTATTCTTTGAATCTACCCACAGTGCACCGATAAATGCCTCTAAAATATCGGACAATTTTTTTGTGTTTGATCGACCACCGCAGTTTTCTTCGTTGTGTCTTGATATGATGTAAAACCTATCAAGACCCAACTTTTGACTCAACTCTCCAAGCTTCTCATTGCATACAATTTCTTTCTTCAAGTCTGTAAGAAACCCTTCGTTCTCGGTAGGATAACGGCGAAACAAGTAAGTTGAGACAGCTGCTCCCAAAATTGTATCGCCTAAGTGTTCAAGACGTTCATACGAGTCGTCAAATAGCTTCAGGCAATTTTTAGGACATTCAGCGAGTTCAGTTTCCTCACCAGTAGGCGTTGTATACTTCTGCTTCTTTACATATGAAGAATGCACCATTGCGGTTTGAAAGAGACTATTGTTTTTAACAGTAAATTCTGTTCTATGATTAGACAGAATTAACTGAATGTCTTTTTTTGAAAACAGTCTGTTGTTTGTATTATAGGGGTTGTACAACATCATTATTTAGTACTCTTATGCTTTCTGCGTCGCGTGGTCCGTTTTCTACGACCACCGGTCGCAGCCGGAACATCGGGTACAAACTTGTCCTTTGCAAGATGCGGTTCAACATCGGTGGCAATCTTTCTAAAGTTCTCAGATAGTATATGGTATTTCAGAGGATTTGTAGTTTTCAATTCGCCGAGAACTTTAACTAATCCAGCCGAAGTTTCACTGCTAAATTCACTAATAAGAATGTCAACCTTATCAGATTGTTTACGTAAAAAAGCATATAGCTTATCCATAGCCACTTCAGCTACTGCACTTAATGCCATTATTATATCAATTGTTTTTACTCTGCAACCGTTCGAGTAATCGCGAACTCATCTGCAAGCAAAGATGCCTTTTTAGTTGAAAGAATGTAATTATAACAGTCAGTGGAATTTGAATTTGTGGTCGAATCAAAGTACGCTTCTAGAAGAGTCTTCAGTTCCTTCTGCGAGATAGACCAAGGCTTATTCCAAGTTTGAGGACGCTGAATCTTGATTATCGACCCATCGTCTTCAATCTTTAGCTTATTATACTCCTTGAACGCATCCTGCTTCAGGATATCAACCATTAGAATTTCTACGCCTTTACGAGCCTCGCGTAGGTCATAAACACGAGTATTTAGTTCGCGTAGTTCATTATCATACGCGCGGTAGTCACTAGTTAGCTGACGAAGTTTAGATACTTGATCCTGCATTTTTACTGATATTTATTTGTCCAGAACATAATCCGTTTTGAAGATAAGGATGTCATTCAGTGAGAATGAAATTGAAAATTTGAGAAGTGTCTATAATAAAGAACATCTGTCAGAGCAACCAATTCCAAAGGGCGATGTATCAAAGGTATGGAATGAACTGAAGAAACGATTTCATTCTCACTGTAGAACTGGAACTGCTGAATGTATTATAACATCAATGTTATCAAAACCGCAAGCTCCAAATTCATGGGTAACAAATCCTGAACAATGGCTATCTTCAGATGAAATTGAAGATTTAGAAAAACAATATATGAAATTATTTTCCAATTATTTATTTGTGGGTGCATTTCCAATTGATTTTGATAAACGAAGCAAAACGGGACAATGCTTGGTGAGTTCTCTATGTTCAATGGACATAAATACGCTTTATAAGGAAGGTAAAACTCAAATTGGTATTATTTTTAACACCGACGTAAGCACAGGTCCTGGTCAGCACTGGATAGCCTTATTTTGCGACATTGGTCCCGAATTAGAGTTTCCTAGAATTACTTTTTTCGATTCGTATGCAGAGAAGCCTGAAAAGCAGATACAAATTTTGATGAAACGATGGAAAGAACAGTGGGATGCAACAAAAGTACACTCAAAGCCAATGGTCATGAGTTATAATAAATTACGTCATCAATACCAGGATTCTGAATGCGGAATGTATTGTTTGTACTTTCATTACTGTTGTTTGCTTAATATTCCAATGAATGAACAAATCCCAGATGATGTTGTAAGAGGGTTACGTGGAATGTTATTTCGTGTTGGAAGTAAATAATGGAGGCGCCGTCATACTTGGATACATTAAAAACATACGTTCCTGAAGGGTCTACGTGGGTCTATGTATTAATGGCTATTCTTGGTGTTGTAGTTGTATGGGCTATTTCAACGGCTGTTTATCACACAGTTACACCTTCGGGTACTCAGGCTAAGATAACGGCAAACTCTACATTTAGTGCATATGAAAAGGTAACAAAATTAGCTCCGCTGGGTTGTCCAACTACGCCTATAAATATGCGATTATGCGATTACTACGCAGCATCTTCATCCTATTCGTTATATCCCGGAGCTAAGGTATATGATTATGTATCAGATTCCATTTTGCCTCTTGTTATTAAGGCCGGTCCTCGTCTTGTTGAATTAGATATTTATGATGATGGAAATGGTAAAGCAGTCGTAGGTCTTAAAAATCAAAAACTAGGAACAGATTATGCATATAATACAGTGCCGTTTGAAGCCTGCTGTGTTTCAATTGCAAATAATGCGTTTAATAGTGTGAGCTGTCCGGTTTCTTCTGATCCTTTTATGCTAAGTTTAGTTTTTCATACAAATAAAACAACTACAATCAATGCCTGTGCTGAAATTTTAAAAACGTCATGTCGTGCATACATGTTAGATAGCACCTACAGTTATCAGCGCAAGAACTTAGCTGTTGAACCTATTTGCAATCTTCAGCGTAAGATGATCATTGTAAGCGGTGGTATTATGAAAGGAACGTTGATGGAAGAATTGGTAAACCTTTCATGGTCAACGTCTCATTTACGTCGTTTAACATACATGGAAGCAGCACAGACATATGATCACGAAGAGCTTATCAAGCACAATCGTAATTCAATTACGATGGTTGTCCCCGACATTGGCGCAGATTTGACAAACTATAATCCTCAAATATTATTCACATACGGTTGCCAATGGATCATGATGAATTATGGTTCTGTCGATAGTATGATGGAATTATACATCGGTGAATTCCAAGAAAATAGCTTAGTCCTCAAGCCCGAAGCGTTGCGCGAACTTGTTCCTAAGAAATACAAAACACCCGTTCAACCCGACCCTGCGGTATCTTTCCAGCCTATGCAGAAAATTTCACCAATTTACAACGTGATTGTATAAAAACTCTTTCATACAATACAAAATGGCAAACAAGTGGCTCGCTCACGTAAAGAAGACGATGAAGACGATGAAGTCAAAGGGTAGCTACAAGAAGGGCGACGGCCTTAAGAAGGTGATTCTAGAGGCCAAAAAGACGTACAAGAAGCTCGGTCGCCGTGGTGGTGGTGAAGGGGATCCTGATGAGGATCCTGAGCCCGAACAAGATCCTACACCTCCTGGCGGTGGCAAGCGCCGCACGCGCCGTCGTCGCCACCATTAAAAAATTCAGTATGCATAACATATAAAGACAAATGGGTGGTGGTCTATTACAGCTCGTCGCCTGTGGCGCCCAAGATGCATACCTCAGTGGCAATCCGCAAATTACGTTCTGGAAGGGTCTCTTCAAGCGTCATACCAATTTTGCCATGGAGCCGTTCCGAATCAACTTTACTGGTCAGCCGAACTGGGGCACTAAGCAGAGTGCGATCATCGGTCGTCACGCTGATTTACTCTACTCAACTTATCTTGAAGTTGTAATGCCCGAAGATGTATCTGTAAACAACGATGGGTATCGCCTTGGGTACAATCTTATCAAGTATGCGGAGCTTGACATCGGTGGCCAGCTGATTGATCGTCTGTATGGTGAGTGGCTCTTCCTCTGGGATTGTTTAACGTCTGATGTCCAGACTGGTAAGAAATTGTTTGATATGGTGGGTGTAAGCAACAGCGAAATATTTACAACTCCAACATTATCCAACTGTGCGAATGGTCGCGATAGCACGGGCATGGTTGTGTACATCCCTCTGTATTTCTTTTTCACCAAGAACCCTGGCGCAGCTCTTCCTTTAATCGCTCTCCAGTATCACGAGGTAAAGATTAACATTCTCTGGAATGATGTTAAGTCTATCGCCGGTGATTTTACAGCTATTGATGAAAACTTAAAGAAGGGTCCAGTCCAAGCTGCCGTTTATATTGACTATATTTACCTAGACACTGAGGAGCGTCGTCGTATGGCTCAACAGAGTCATGAGTATCTCATTGAACAGGTTCAGTTCAATGAAGATAAAGGCATCACATCTGTTCAGAATCGTATTGATCTGACATTTAACCACCCCGTAAAGGAGCTAGTTTGGGTGGTTCAGCCTGAGTATTACACCAATTGCTCTCTTGCTGCTCAGAAACAGCTGACTCGTCTACAGCCTTTTACATACAATGACGAGGTAATCAAGGAGCAGTGGCTACAAATTAACGGACAGGATCGCTTAGATCGTCGCCCTGGTACGTATTACAACAAGGTTCAGCCTTACCAACACCACACTGGATCGTTTAGCGTAGTACGTGGTGGTAGCGCTGATTACGAAAAGCAACGTCAGCCCGGTGCGTACATGTACTCATTTGCACTCCGCCCCGAAGAGCACCAGCCGAGCGGCACGTGCAATTTCTCACGTATCGATACGGCTACCATCGTAATGAGTGTCAATGGTCAATGGTGGGATGATCACAATGAAGGGGGTGTAATACCCGTGACGATTGGTGAAGATGACGCCTGGAATGTCCGTGTTTACGCCGTAAACTACAACATTCTACGCATTATGAGTGGCATGGCTGGTCTTGCTTACAGCAATTAGTAATTTAATAAAATGAATTTAAACAATCCAGCCATATTTGAATTTAATTTTTTAAAACACATATACGACAGCGGTTACTACGCTATCATATTTGTGTTAGTTGGCGATATACTACAATAAAGTATGGTACATTAAATAAAAATGTATTCTAAAACATTCCTTGGCTTTGTTATTTTTTGCATAATTGGAACGGGTGTCATTGTTTATATGACATCCAACAAGCTTGATCATAATAACTATTGGCTATCGTCTGAAATTACGGGCGCATGGTTGACAGGATTAGGAATTGCTTGGGCCGTTTCTCTATTCCTGTATGACAGATATGGTGATGGAAATATGTTACTTGCTATTATATGGTTTAAGCCTTTATTCAGACTTATGTTTGACACACTTTACTTAATATTTATAATTGCGTCAAAGTAAGTTTACCATTCCATAAGAACATCTTCCATCTTGCACTGACCCGTATCCTCATCCTGACCAACGGCAATATTTGCAGCCTTCAGGTCTGAATCGAATACCGACATATCTTCTTCAGCTCCTTCAGGTAGCTTAGTTTCATCTACAAGGATATCCACAAAACCAGTACCACAAGGAGGTTTCTGACCGAACATAATGTTTGCAGACACACCTTTCATCTTATCAAAGTCAGCAGAGATAGCTGCATCGAATAGAATTTGCGATGTCTCCTCAAAGGATGACTTAGCAAGAACACCATTATTGCTTTTCTTCATACCGAAGCGATCGACTGTTACTAGGTAACCCGGATGAGTCATTACATCAATCAGCGTAATCATGTGGTGATAGTTTACGTATTCCGTTGTGAATACTTCCATAAATTCATGATACAGTGCCAGACGCGCAGTCTCGATTCCAAATACATCAAGAATTTCATGAAGATCATTTGAGAAGGAGCGAAGTGAATCTATACCATCAATTGTAGCAAGATCAAGCAAGTTAGTACCGTCCACATCTAGAACAATCTGTTTCATCGGAACATATCCACCTACCTTCTCATCGTAGATCAGTTCTTTGTTATTATCACGACGATAGACACGACCAATTCCAGCTACACCTGTAAGAACAGTATCGAGAAGTTTCTCTTCAATGAACCGAAGAGATAGGGAATTCTTTACAGTGTCGGGTAGGAATGCAATTCGCATAGCTAGTTTATCGGGAGAATTTGTATCTGTATATACACATTCGAAGACACGTAGAACTTTATTATTGTTTATCTTAGTTGCAATCATATTCATATCCATAACACCGCGTGCAGCCATCTGCGTGCGATCAAGTTCAAGACGAATAATCCAGGGAGAATTACAACTTGATTGATTCGTAACCGAGAATTTTTGATATGTTTCTAGAAATTGACGATCTTCCTCAACTGAAGAATTCTTTGAAGATGGGTCGGGATCATAGTATATGCGAACAGACTTTGTAATATCACGCAGGGTTGTCTTCTGAATTTCCTTTGTCTTGTTAAACAGTGCGTTCTCAGACATAGCAATTTCAGGACGAAGATAGATAACATTAGACGGATTTTTAGGATTATGAGAGACAGATAGAAGCTCAACAATTCGTGGAACACCTTGCGTAGCATTTGCTTTAGCAGTTCCAGCTGAGTGGAATGTGTTCAGTGTAAGCTGTGTGGTAGGCTCTCCAATTGACTGAGCAGCCAACGTTCCAACCATTTCACCTGCATGAACCTTTCCTTTCATGTACTTAAATCGAACGTCTTTGAGAACCTCATCAAACATAGACTGTGTAAGACGCATTACAATGATAGACTTCTTAGGAGCAAGATAGTAACGTAGTAGAATGTGGAATAGGTAATTGGGCTTGATCATTGGCTCTTCAGTTAGCTTTTTGAGCTCAGTAACAACATATGTAGGAGTCAAATCCGTCTTTACTGCATACGGATTTGAGTACTTTGAAAGTAGACGCTTTAGGTGAACCGGTGCAGACACATCTGTCTTTTTAATGTAACGGAATACATCGCGAACAAGTACTTCGCGGTCCATAATAATTTGGTCCATCAAATCATCAATTTCCTCACCGGGATCTGTGCTCATAACAGCTCGGAAGTCATCAACCGAAGCTGCGAATTCTTTGTACAACTGTTCCATACTAGCAACTCCAAGTTCAATAGGTTGATTTTCAATCGCAATGCTGTCGATTCCATCGCCTCCGTAAATAAACTGATAAATTGAGCCATTGATGTTACGAACTGTTCCATCGTATTCAACGTGTAAGTCTTCCATCATTTTCACTAGCTTACGTTGGATATATCCTGAATCTGATGTCTTTACAGCAGTATCAATGAGACCCTCACGTCCACCCATAGCGTGAAAGAAGAACTCGGCAGGTCGTAGACCAGAAATGAAGCTATTCTCTACAAATCCGCGTGATTCAATACCATGATCATATCTTGCAAAGTGAGGAAGTGTCCGATCTTGTAGTGTATATTTGATACGCTGTCCGGCAACCATCTGTTGACCAAGAAGAGCCATCATTTGAGTAATATTCAAATTAGAACCTTTCGCCTTTGATTTTACCATTTCAACCATTCGGTTATTGCCTGGTAGACTGTTTTCAACCTTTTCTTCAATTTTTGAGTTAATTTCTTTCAGAGCGTTCATGATTCTATTTTCAAGTTCAGCGCCATTTGAACGACCTGTGATATTAGTAAACGTACCTGCATGAACACTTGAAATAATATCGGCCACCTTTTGTTTACCATCGGCAAGAGTCTTGTTTACGAACTCGTACGTTTGTTCATTTGCAATCAGATCGGCAGCTCCTACTGAAAATCCAGAATACAAGTTATATTTGGTTACAATGCTTTGGATATCATTAATAAATTCTCCAGCGCGCTGGGGACTGAAATCATTATAAAGAACATGAATGATGCCATCTGATGCTTTTCCGAATGCATCCTTACCGAGAACGCCCTTTACAAGAGTACCGTTCTCAACCTTGATGTTACCATCAAAGTTCATTATAGGAAACGCATTCGTCATGATTTCGTGGCCAGTTAGAGGGCTATTCTTACGCACATACGACGCAAGAGGACGACGCATTCGTGCAAGTAGATTCATAGCAACATATTCAGGGACACGAACATTTGGCTGAGTAATGCGGTAGGAACCGGTTAGTGTATCCTGAAAGATTTGAATGATAGGCGAATTAGTACGCGGACTGATGATCTGACGAAGAACACTAGCAAGGTACTTAAGCTCCATAGCCGCAGGAATAGATTGAGGGACGTGCATGTTCATTTCATCACCATCGAAGTCTGCATTGTAAGGGCGTGTAGCTGAAACGTTCAAACGAAACGTAGAATACGGTAGAACGCGGATACGGTGGCACTCCATGGAAGCCTTGTGTAGTGAGGGCTGTCGATTGAAAAGTACAACATCTCCGTCAATTAGATGACGACTTACCGTGTCACCATTTTTCAAATCTAGAAGAGATGTGTTCATGTACTTGAGGTGAACAGTTCGCTTTTCATCTGCAAAATATACAGACTTTGCACCAGGATACGTCGATGATCCGTTGCGGACATAAGACATCAGACGATCACGATTAAAGCTTGTAACCATTTCAGGAAACGTCAAGTTCATTGCAATCTCCTCCGGAACACCAAGTTCATCTAGGTCAATATTCGCATCGGGAGTAATAACTGAACGGGCAGAGAAGTCCACACGCTTACCCATCAAGTTACCGCGAACACGACCATTCTTTGCTCCAAGTCGCGACTTCAAAGTTTTTAGCGGACGGCCTGATCGCTGAGCAGCAGGCGGAAGACCTTTGATGTCATTATCAACATATGTAGCTACATCAAACTGTACAAGTTCAGTGTATTTGTCAATGATATCTGCAGAGTCTCCTTTATCAATTTTATCACGAAGACGCTGATTGTTGCGAACAACATCAATTAGCTTGTGAGTTAGATCATCTTCCATTCGCTGGTTATCTTCCATGACAACTGATGGACGAACTGTCAGCGGCGGAACAAGAAGTACAGTACAAATCATCCACTCTGGACGGCTGAACTTAGGATTGAAGCCAATAAGTTCAATGTGGCGCTCAGTCATACGCTGAAAGCAACGTAGAACCATTTCGCATTGAAGTACAATCGGCTCGGATTCCTTTTCGTATGTATGAGCTTGAAGCTTAGCAACCTTACCTTCCATCTTGTCGACCTTCTTTACGGCAGGAGATTTGCAGATAGAGCAAACAGATGAATCCTTTAGCTTTGCTTTGTACGATGATGTCTCCTCGCGTACAGTGTTGAAACGTGTGATGCCGTTTGCCGTTTCAGCAATTTTCTCAAGAACGTCATCTGATAGGTACGGGTTGGAACAATTAATGCAAACAATACCCAGAATTTTCTGAATCTGTTCAATGAACTGGTAAAGATACACTGGACGTGCTAGACGAATGTGTCCAAAATGTCCGGGGCATAGCAAATTAGTCTGCTTACACGTAGGACACACCTTGCCATTTTCAATGACACCAAATCGCGAATCAAAGACACCACCTGGTACAGGTTGATTGACAGAATATGTCTTATCAGTGATGACTTCGACTACACTTTTTGCTACAATTTCTTCCGGATTGGCAATGCCAAACTGGACGCCGATAATAGTATCGCCCATTCTTGTTATTTATAAGGATTGTCTCTATATTAGTCCGTTTTCAGCGAAGGCCTTTTGCTGTATCGAGTGTAAGTTTCCAAAATTCATCATCGTTTAGCATTGCTCTCACGAGTACTTTAGGAAACTTCTCTTCCAATGTTTCAGCCCACAGATCAAATTCGGGACCGAGACGTTGACTAAATTTATCCTTGTTTTTTATTCTCAAAAGCTTATTGCGAGGGATAAGCTGCTGAAAAATAGTCTCTGCAAACTGCTGAGTCATGTACGGATTTTCACTCTCGTCTTTCATTTCTCGAACTTTTTTATTCCACTCTTCCATTACTATCTTCATGATAAACGTTGTTAAATTATTTAAAAAGTAATCAGAGTAGTATAAATAATGCCATCTTGGGTTTATGCGATTATAGAAAAAGATCTAGAACTTTGTATTTATGTTGGATCAACAACCGGTAAATACTTTTGTTTAAGAAAAGGAGAACATACTAGACCAAGTACAAGAAAAAGTGGAAGACAACCTAAACTATATGGATATGTTAAAGAAAAAGGAGGATGGGATAGGTTTAAGTTTGATATCTTAAAGGAATATGAAACTATTGAAAAAATAGAACTTCTTACTAGTGAAAAAAAATACATAGAACAATTAAAACCAACTTGTAATACAATAAAACCAATAGAAAACAGGGAAGAAATGCTCGAACGTAAACGAGGTGATCAAAAAAAATATAGAAAAAATCACCCAGAATATCTTAAAAAACATAAAGAAAGGCAAAGTCAAATTGATTATACTATAAAAAGATGTTCTACTAAAATTGAATGCCCCTGTGGAGGGATATATACTTTACAGAATAAGACTAATCATTTTTCTAGAAATATACATAAGAAGTATGCGACCGAAAAAACTAAAACTGAAAACAATACGAAAATCGCACAAACCTGAAAAAAAATGGGATGCGGTTTTTATTAAACCAAATGGAACTCAAAAAGTAATTCCGTTTGGACAAAGTCACGCAAGTGACTATACGAAACATAAAGACAAGACCCGTAAGCAGCGCTACCTAAAGCGTCATTCTGGAATGGGTGAAAGTTGGGAAAAGCCAGATACTCCTGGTGCACTTTCAAAGTGGATTTTGTGGAACAAACCATCGTTCCGAGCTTCAGTTGCAGATTTTAAGAAGCATTTTAATTTATAATTTTTGAATAATAACTTGCCAGAAATTATTATGTTGTGATTGTATTTTAATCTTGGTTGAATATTCGGCTAAAAACATATCAATACCTTTCATTGTTTGTGACCATGCTAGATTGTAATCATCGAATACAATATAGCCACCCGGTTTTACTTTATCAAATGCCATTTTTCCATCATCGTATACATATTTAGTTTCATGATTTCCATCTACAAAAATAAGATCAAAAAAATTGTTATCAAACGTAGGGACAATATCACCCGATAATCCACGTTTTACAACAAACTTTGAATAGTTTCCGGACCTCTGAATATTTTTATTGAATGTAATCCACCCTCTTTCCTGACGACCTTTATTTTCAGGATATTCATCGTAATCCATCCAGGGATCTACACAGTAAATTTTAGAAGCATTATTTTTGCAATATGAGTTTGAAATATGAATTGCGTTGCCACCGTCCGAAACTCCAATTTCTAAATAGTTAATTGGTAGACCGGTAATTGGAATAAACGAAGACCAGTTAATACTAGGATTTTTGTTATAATAGCGTCCTTCAAAGTTTTTAGGCTTATTGTGTGTTAGTTTTTGTTTTCTAAATGAAAGAACGTAACCCATTTACATATTAAAATAGAATAAACTACGATGGGATGTCCGAGTGGTTAAGGAGAGGGTCTTAAGAACCCTTGTAGAAATACGCGTGGGTTCGATCCCCACTCCCATCATACGTTACTTAACGGTAACACTACAGTGAAGAAATCTCTCCACTCTAATGTTTTCCCGCTTTGAAAATACAGTTTTGCAATTCGGTTAAAAGACTGAATATACAAAAACATAACAGTTCCAATGATAATAGGAGGCCAGATATCCATTATGTGAAGAGTTGAATCAAAAGAACTCAATTTATACGTAAATTTCTAAAAACGGATTTGAGTGTTTTTACTCTGGTATATCTCAACAAATACAAAATGCCTAACGTCACTAAGATCAGTGCTAAGCGCGAGGAGATGCTGACTGCGTCCATGGATGCGCATGAGCGTACCACGGACGAACAGTCCATGAAGCGCCACAAGGATGGTGTAAAGAAGTTTATCAATGAAATTGAGGATTTCGACGAGAAGAAGCTGAAGAAGTACTTTGATGAGTACTGTGCCGATGACACTAACTTCGAGGAGATCGAGGTTGTCAAAAAGGAAAAGCGGAAGCTAGGGCCGGACCAGTTGGCAAAGATGAAGGCTGGTCGCGACGCAGCAAAGGCAGCTCGCGAGGCTGCAGCAGGCGGTGGAGCTGAAGAGAAGCCCGCCAAGGCTAATGCAAAGGCTGCTAAGGCGTAAATTTACAAAAACGAATTTTTTATTTGCTAAAATTTAGGAAACTAAAAATGGACACAGCTATTCGGTCATACTGGAAGGAGGGTACTCATAATGCAAGAATTGATTCGCGTCTGATTTCTCGGTGGGATGTCAGTTTCAAGCGATCTATTCTAGTTCAAGTGCAAACTATCTTGCGTCAAAAGGCCCAGTTATTTGTACCCGATCTACCCGAAATTGAGGCTGATCTTCTACGCGAAGAAAAAGAAGATGACGATCTGTTCGACGAAATGTGGGACGAAGATATTCCGCTCTACTAATTTCTCGAAAACGGATTTTAACTTTTTTAACCTAATTGTTATCAACAAAATGTCTGACCTAACTACTCAGATCACCAACGTCAAGATGCTCCTTGCGTTTCTCGAGAACCAGCTTCCCAAGGAACACGTAGCCGATAAGCAGTCAAATGAGGATAAGCCCAAGAAGAAGACTGTCGACGAAGACAAGCCCAAGAAGAAGACCAAGAAGGTTGAAGATACACCTGTCGAGGAAAAGAAGGTAGAAGAGGAGAAGCCTAAGAAGGTTGAAGCCAAGAAGGAGAAGAACCTATCGCGTTTCACTCCTGCAATGAAGGCGGAACTTACAAAGGTTCTAAAGGCTCATGATATCGAGCTAACCGAGGACCTTCGCAAGGAGTTTATCGATCATCTCAATAGTCTAGAGACCGAAGAGTATACGAAGGTAAACCTTGCGTCTCACATGGAGACGTTTGCAAAAAGCAAGGGTAAACAGGAAGAGAAGAAGGAGGAGCCTGCAAAAGTAGGCGGTTCTCCATTCGCAGGTCAGGATGATCCTCCCGATCTAAATAAGCTGTCCAATGCGCACAGCTACGATCTATCAAAGCTCATCAAGTATGTCAGTAGTGACAATCTTGAGGAGATGAAGAAGACTGAAATTCTCAAGCCGGTTGGCAATGGAAATTACTGGCACGCCAAGAGTGGCATGTGGTATTTTGAGAATGGTGACGAAGACGTGAACGATGTTGTGTTCGACGGAAAGACTTATGGAGTCAATTCTGTTAACAAGCGTGTCTATCAGACGACTGATGACAAGGATCTCTTTGTGGGATTCGTAGGAGTCGGTCCGTTCAAGAAGATGAAAGTTTAAGCATATAATGATCGCCAAATTTCTTTATCTTTTTTATCAATATCTGTCAACAATACTTGAGCAACTTTTTTATCAATTTTTAGAGGAAATGAAACTTTCATATAAAAACAGTATTCTTTCATGCTTTCATCATCGGCAACACGTAACATATTCAAACGTGTCATCATACTTTCAACTGTACGAATGAGGTTACGAACGCCTTTTTCGTCTACAGAGTGATCTAATATCAGAAGTGTAATTGCAGAGTCGTCTAGAATGACATCTCCATCTTTAAACTTCAAACGCTTGACAATTTGAGGCCAAATATGTTCTTTTAAAATAATACGTTTATCTGTCTCGTTGTATCCGGCACAATTGATTACATTCATACGATCACGCAAGATAGGATGCACTTTATCAATGTCGTTAAATGAAAAAACAAACAGACACTGTGACACATCAAAGTCAATTCCTGAAAAATATCGATCGTGAAACTGCGTATTTTGAGAACGATCCGTTAAATGAATAAGCATGCTCACGATTTCTTCGCCATGAGGAGTTGTTGAAACCTTATCAAGCTCATCAAAATATAACACAGGATTCATAGCTCCAGCGTGCATTAAACAGTCTGCAATACGTCCCCACATAGAACCCTCATATGTATAGGAATGTCCGATAAAGTTAGAAATATCAGATGCACCACCAAGAGAGAAGAATTCAAATGGACGTTGTAACACTTCTGCGATTGCGTTACGAGCAAAGGATGTCTTACCAACTCCCATAGGACCTTGAAGAGCAATTACATTTCCGACCGAATCAGGATTCACAATCCACTGCGAGATTGTCTGCAATATTTGAGTTTTAGCAGGAACCATGCCATAAACAGACTTGTTCATATTCTTGCGAGCTGTCGTTATAAATTCGGTGCATTTTGGTGTACCATCTTCAAGTTTCACAGGCAGAGGAATTGTTTTACCGAACGGTATGCGTAAAAATCCATCGACCCACGTTTTTAACTTATAAGACTCACCACTATCTGACTGCATTTCAGTTAGTGCCATAACCTTTTTAATTACAGTTGATTTAGTGTAATCAGAAATAGGAAGACTCAATATTTTAAACTTATAAGGCACGACACCATCATCAAGAACAAGTGTAGAGATACGTTTCATCACATCAAGCATCTCCTTCTTTTGAGCTTTGGGCAACGAGCTATAGTAAGACTCCTCCTGACGTGTAAGTTTTAGGGGCATAGTCGGCTGATTATTTTTATTTTTATTTCTGGTATTTGATCTTGTTTCAGTAAAAATACCAGATGATCGACCCTTGACGGTCTCCTCTTCACTTGACTCGTCTTCACTCGAATCAGAAACAGGCTGAGCTTCGTGAATATGAATATTTAGATAAATAGGCGGCTGTTGTTCCACACCCGGCGATTCGTTCTGAAGCGTATCATCATCAACCCAAGTAGTGTCTGAATCAGAGTCACTCGATTTCTTCTTTTTAGGAGGAGGCTTTCCGTCATCCGATAGGTCAGCCGAACACTTTCGGTCGCGAGCATTCTCACGAGACTTTCGTTTGACCATCCTTGCTTCATGGCAGAAAGAAATCCTCCATACTTTTTCATACTAGAAAATAATGGAGATTGAAAGAGCTGCTAGTATAGCACAAGCACAAATTGATAAAGAAAATGCAAGCGACCCTGTTGTTATCAAGGCACTCGGTATAGTCGAGTCGTTCATAAAAAAGAATCGAGTCTTATGTTACGGCGGAACAGCTATAAACAATCTTTTGCCAAAGGAAGATCAATTCTACGATCCAGAGAAAGATATCCCCGATTACGATTTCTTTACAGCGACCCCTCAACTTCATGCGATGGAAATAGCAGATACGTTAACTGATGCGGGATTCAACAGTGTCGAGGTAAAACCCGGTGTTCATCTAGGAACATTTAAAGTATTTGCAGAGTATATCGGTGTTGCGGACGTGTCTCATCTAGACAGACCTATTTTTGATACTCTTTGGAAAAATAGTATTGAAAAGAACGGTATTCACTATGTACCTCCCAATTTTTTGAGAATGGCTGTTTATTTGGAACTATCTCGCCCCAAAGGGTTTGTAGAGCGCTGGAAGAAAGTATACACACGTTTGCAATTATTGAACAAACATTATCCTATGACATGCCCTAAAGATCATGACGATTTGAGCGAAATATTTATTTCCACTGAAACCAAGAATGCTCTCGAATCAGTTCTAATTAAAGAAAATGCAGTTCTTCTTGGATTCAATGGTATGAGCTTACAAAAGAAAGGTGCAACGCGCGCATGGCAGTTGCCTTTAGATGTTTTAGCAACTCCCGAGTCGATTGAAAAAATGACTAAACTATTTGAGGATATTCTCAACAAGAAAGGGTCCGTTGAAGCAAAGAATTACCCTGCATATGGTGAACTTCTTCCGCCACACATAGATGTCGAAGATAAGAAAACTGGTCTTGTATTAGTTCGTCTATATGAAACGACAGCATGCCACAGCTATCATAAAACAAGTGGAGGATTGTACGTTGCAAGTATTCCTACTTTGCTACAGTTCTTTCTAGCAGTTACATATGCCCCCGATCACTTTCTAGAAGATATCCCCGAACAACGATTTCTATGTGCAGCCCAAAATTTAGTTGAACTTGCAAACGAGAAGAGTCATTCTAGACGTTATCGTTTATTGACTCCAATCACCTGTATAGGAAAACAGAAGTCATTAATTGATATGCGTGTTGAAAAATCTGAACTATTCGAGAAAGTTGGAAAAAATCGATCATCTCCTGAATTTTTAGAATACTTTTTTACATATACACCTACGTCCATGGATAAAACGCGTCGCCAAAAGTTCCGAAAGGAAACAACTAAGACCCTACGCCATTAATGCCAAATGTATTTCCACTACATGCATCGCACTTATATTTTCCAAAAAGATATGACAACCGGAAACCATTACCATACTTAATCCAACGATCTTTGGTATACTCTGCAACGGGTACCACTGATTGATTTTCACTGTATGCAATTCTCTCACGTATTGCACGAGTTACATCTGAACTATCACGCATTGAATTCCGGTTAAAGCTATATCCGACAACGCCGAATGTATCACTTGAATTTGCTCCCTGAGAACTCATTTGTGTATACAGAAGTAATAATGTTCAAGCGACGAACCTTTTTTGGAATGTTGCTCCCCGTGTTGTTTCTGTGGTTGTTTTACACAATCATGAACAAGACCGGTATAATCAAGGAACACCTAGCAAATGCTCCTTCAAAAATAGAAGAGGAATTGGCAAAAACAAACGCAAAGATAGACACTCTTACTAAGAAATTTGATGACGCGAACAGACAAATGAGCGCTCAAGCCGACCAGGCCGCTGCTGCTCGGGCCAGTTTAGCTGCTATACATAAATCGTAAACATCACCGCCCAGTCCACCAAGTGATATCAAAATAAGGAGGCAAGGGTGCTGCACTATCTGCCGGATCAGCTTGAGGAGGATTCTTCATCAAAGCAGGGATATCTGTAGGTTTCAAGAAATAATTATAATAAATTAGGTTAGCAAGCTTACCTTCAAACCCACCATTTATACCAGTATGAACCGTTCCGCTGTTTTGACGAGGAATCTGAGCAATTGAATGATACGTGTGAAGAACTCCATTTATATAAACATTAATTGCCTTTTGTTCAACTACGATAGCCACATGTAACCATTTCTTTGCAGGAATATTGGAGATGGGGACTATTTCAGTTGAACCGTACGTATCTAGTTTAACAAGTATTGTATTGGAGTTTCCGTCAATTAATAAAGACGGACACGATGATGACAAATCAGTAGGACCCTTTGTAAAGATTACCTTCTGTACACCAGGTCGGTATGTAAAGTCATCAATGCGAATCCAACATGAATATGAAAATGTAATACCTTGATCTTGATTGAGTGATTGGGGTAGCGCTAAATTGCTATCGACATTTGATTTGCCATCTAAAATTATACTTTGAATTACAGTTTGCCCCGGAGAAGCAAACGTAAATGTCTCTCGTAGCGAAGAGAAAAGAATAAAGGCTACCAGCGCCATAAACCCAAAGATAATGTACTTCTTCATTGTAATCTAAAACGAATTTTTGTTAGTGTATACACAACCAACTAAAACATGAACATATTTGTTCTTTCACTAAATCCATATGAGGCCGCTCAGTTACACTGTGATAAACATGTTGTTAAAATGATCGTAGAATCTGCTCAAATGCTTTACTCTGCTCATTGGGCGTTAGAAAGTATCCTTCCGCCCAATGCGTATAAAAAAGCCCATGTTAACCATCCTTGTTCTAAATGGGTAAGAACCAGCTTGGAGAATTATTTGTGGTTATGTGCTCTTGCTAAGGAGCTATGTAAAGAATACAAGTTTCGCTACGGAGAAACAAAAGTTCATAAAACAGAAGTTCATATTGATTGGCTTATGGTAAACTATCCAACCGGAATACCAAATACTGAATTTACAATTCCTCCTCAAGCTATGCCAGATGAGTATAAAGACGATGACGTGGTTACAGCATATAAGAGATTTTATCGCGAGTCAAAAATGATAGTTCGTAACATTGTAACATATAAAAAGCGATCAGTTCCTGACTTTCTTAGCTCTATATAATGGAGGAAGAAGTCTTTCGCCGAATGACATCAATGGCCCGACGACCTACAAAACATAAGTTAGCTATTTTTTCTTGCGGTGCATCGGGTGTTGGCAAAACAAGCAGCAAGGAGTCTTTTTTAAAAGCAGCAGGAATTAAAACGTCATATGTTTACATAAGCATTGATAAACTTCGGCTATTAACTGGTAGTCATGAAACATCTCAAAAATTATTATCATATATCACAGAACGAGCAATAGATGAAGGATATTCAATGTTTCGCGATGCAACATGTCGTAATAAACATGCAATGATTACAGAAATATCTCATGCAAAAAAGAACGGATACAAAGTTATTTTTGCAATGACATACGCAGAACTTCCTACAGTGCTAAAACGTGTTCGTGAGCGTATTGCTCAGCAAACAGATGAAGCTATTGTTCGTGATATTTATCAGCATATGAAAAAGAATGCAGAAGTGTATATGAAGTTAAATGAAATTGACGAACTGTATTTATATAATAATGACGAAACATCGCGATTAATTTTTTATCGCGATAAAAAGAAGATTCATTGCATACATCCTGAAATGAATTTTTACTTTGATGTTTCAAAATATTGCGACTAAAACGTATATTCCTGTATCTTCTTACCAACTGTATCGTACACTCCAAATTTTACTGCGTAACCGGTTGCCGCGCTCGCAGTAGAAGGTCCCGTAGAACTCTTGCAACTTGTTCCTGCAGAGTAGAAACTTACCGCATCATCTGGAACTAACATACGAGAATAGTGGTTAAAGTTGCACAATGAACCCGAAAATCCACCATTTCCTGCCATTGTTATATCACCAGATGCTGGCTTGGGAACACCGGGTAACAGACAAGACTTTACTAGCTTTCCGTCAATATAAACATCTAAGTTTCGGCCGAAGACCGTCATTGAAACGGAAAACCAATCCTGAAGAGGGAGGTTGGGAACTTCGCAAATAAATACGTCATCTGTTGAACCAGAATGACCGGCAGGAGCCGGTTGTGTCTTAGATGAACTTCCAGATTCGTCTGGGAATACCGAAACTGTTATGCGCATCGTATTATCTGTGGGATGAAGAGCAACAGAAGGATTTAGTACTTGGAGATTTGTAGGATCGGCACGAGAAAGTATCTGCTTATCTTTACCATAACCATAATTCCAATCTTTAATAAACATCCACCACTGCATACCGTATGCACCACTGCTACCACCGGATAGAGGAGCACTCGTAGCTTTTACAACGGAAGAATTTGTGGCGTCAAGCATACTAGAAACTAGAGTACCTGACCCACCATTACCGGCAAATAACGACCCAAAGAATCCAGGCGATGATGTAGGTGCAGTAGCTTGCTGACCAGAAGATACTCCAGAAGCTTTACCAGGATTACTAGATGGTGAAATAGTTACAGGCTGACTATCATCTGTTATAGAATATGTGTACGTTACAGTATCGCCGGAAAACTGGTAAGCTAAAACAATCGGATTGGGAAGTGCTGTTCCCGACGTTGGACCATCTACGCCTGTTAGAGTTTTTGATATAGACGGAGATATGGTTAAGGTGTCTCCAACAACGAGTGCACCAACTGCTGCACTGATGTCCTTACCATTTTGCGTTGCAGTATGTATAAGAAGATTTCGTGTTGCGCTATCTTTACTTGCTGCTCCAGTCCCGGGATTTATGACAAATCCAAAAAAACTACTAACGACTCCAAACCTAGCTAAAAGGTAGTAAATAAGAACAGCAACACCTGCTGTGAAAAGAATCCCACTTAATCCCGTTAATCCAAAAACCCATAACCCTGCAGATTGTGATTTTTTTTGAATTTCTCTCGCTACAGCTGAAGCTCTTGCTAGTTCCGCTTCAACGTAGGTACCGCTGTAGGTTGCTGCATTGGGGTCTGTTTTAAATAAATTAGGGGGTCCAGCCGGAACTGTTTTAGAAGTTGTTCCTCCCATTTGTATCAAATCAGTAGTAAAAAACGGATGAATTCTTCAATGGTTGATGAATAAGCAATGTATTGCAATAACTGTGGAGAAAAGGGACATGTCTTTAAAGGGTGTAAAGATCCAATTATATCATGTGGGTTGATCTTGCTTAGAGGCATATATGAACCACTCGTGTTTCCAGTTAACCCAAAAAATGTAAGTGCATTGATGGTAAGACGTAAAGATAGTATGTGTTATACTGAATTTCTTCGTGGAAAATATACGTTGACTGACATAGATTACATGAAGAAGCTTATTTCAAATATGACCATTTCGGAACAGAAACGAATTGTAGATGAAGAGTTTGATACTTTATGGACAGCACTTTGGGGACCAGGCAAAGATGTTCACTCAATGGAGTATGAAATTTCAAAAGAAAAGTATAATACATTAAATCGTTTCGAGCTAATTAAGTCATGTCCATCTGTATATACAGAACCTGAATGGGGATTTCCTAAAGGTAGGCGAGCACGTGGAGAATCCGACTTGGAATGCGCAATTCGGGAGTTTAATGAAGAAACGAATATTCCGGCAAGCGCATACTCGGTTTGCAAAGATCTTCGCTTCACTGAAGTATTCTCTGGGACAAACAATGTAAAATATATGCACATCTATTTTATTGGAAAACTAGTTGCGTCATCAGATATCAACTTAACTCAAGGATTCACTTCTATGCAACAGAAAGAGATTTCTGCTATTGCTTGGAAGACCCTTACTGAGTCAAATGCGATCACACGGGCTCACTATGTCGAGCGAAAAAATTTGATTGCTACGATTGGAAAGACAATTGAAACTCTTGTAGAAAAGTAATGGACTGGACAAGTTTGGGTTTATCAAGTTTGGGAGTCTTTGCAGCTTTATTTATTGTAGGATTCTGTATCTCATTACTTTCTAGTTTTATGCAGTGTGGAAAGACGGGTTCAGGCCAAAGTGCTATCGAAGGACTTCAGTGGTCAGCAGTCCCAACGGGAGTCTATCTAATCGCATCTGCATTTCCATTTATTCGTAGTTCATTTAAGATTTATGGATCAAATGTTATCGCAGTTGGGTTTTTAATGATGCTGTCAACCTGGCCTATGACCGTACTTATTGTAAATAATACGGAACGTGCAGTTTGTATACCAAGCACATCGGAGATGACCGCTTTCAAGACAAAATTATTAGCTGAACTCAAGCAGAAGCAAGAAGCTGAAGAAAAGAACAAAAACGTGTCTGTTCTTAAGAAGTAATGAGGGTTCTTCGGTCTTACGAAGAAGCATTTAAAATCGGCAAAGAATGTTTAGATAGTATCGTCGCTTCTAAACGTCCTGCTCTGTTAGGACGTGGTATAAAGAAGCTACCGGAAGAAGTACATGGACCGTGGGAGATGACAGAAACAGCTCTCAGCAATACACTTACTTATGTTTTTGATTTAAGTCATGCGTGTTATCTACTTTGTATAACTAATACAAAACATACAATTTATAAAATACAATCTAAAACACTACCTAAAATGTATGAAAACACGATCCGAAAAACATTAAAACGCAAACGATTGGATTCTAAAAATACTACATATCGAATCATGCAGTGTGTTCTTAGACCTTTTAAAAAGATAGAATCAACTGCAGATGAGCTCGATACATTTTTATCCAAGATATCCTACCCATTGCCAGATGGTGTGTTTTTGTGGAGCGCTACTGATTCCATGATATTGAGACGCGATGGAACAGCTCCTTGGCATATGATTGGCAATAAAGCGTTGTCATTGGGTCCTAAGCATATACCACTTCTTGCGTATTCGGGCCACGTTGATTTCTGGGATATTCCTGTGGTAAACTTTGATGACATGCAGTATGGTTTTGGAAAAGCATCTCCTCCTCAATTTGTAGAATGGGAGTCTAAGAAACCAATTGCTGTCTTTCGTGGAACTACAACTGGATGTGGATATACTGCTGAAACGAACATGCGCCTCAAACTTTCAACCATGCGTTCTCCCGAGTTAGATGTTGGTGTTGTAAAACATACATATCAATTACGGTTTGATCCAAAAGAAGGGTTGGGATCAGTTAATACTAAAGAGTACCCAACCGTTCCTCTGATGCCTATGTCTGAACAAGCGACTCATAAGTACATCATTCACATTGATGGTAATGTAGCTGCATATCGTCTACTTGGTACAATGATGACAGGTTCATTAATATTGAAAGTAGAAGGTCCTTACACACTCTGGGTTGATCATCTTCTCAAACCACTCAAACACTACGTTCCTGTAAAAGCCGACCTGTCAAATCTGTTAGATGTTTTGGAATGGTGTAAAGCACATGATGCTAAATGTAAGAAGATTGCTTTAGCTGGATATGAATTCGCAAAGAATGCTCTGTCAAAAGACTACATTGATGCTTCCTTCGCAAAAGTTCTATGGGCTGTAAAGTAATGGGACGCACGCGGCGTCAGCTAAGACATGGTACGAGACGTCATATTGGTCGCGGACGAATGGAAGTGCTGTTTCCTAAGAAAGCTGGTGTAGATTACTCAAAGTTAAAAATGACGCCAGAAGGAGAATATAGTATCACCAAGCGCAAAGATGGTGATGTGTTGTTGGCCCATATGAAGAGCATGATCAAAGGGATCAAGACAAAGTCAATTACAGATTTAACCGGAAATGTAGGTGGCGATACAATTTTATTTGGACTGCATTTCAAGGATGTGAAATCGATTGAAATGAATCCTGAAAATTTTGAGGCATTGAAAAATAACGTTGAAGTGTTTGGATTGAAAAATGTGGATGTGATGCAAGGTGATTCGACAAAGGTATACGTTTGGAAAACTGATGTACTTTACTTAGATCCTCCGTGGGGCGGTCCGGAGTATAAGACAAAAAAAGAGTTAGATTTATATTTAGGAGATGAGAGGGTTGACCTGTTTCTTGATAGAATTTTGAAACAAGATACTAAGCCCGATTATATTTTTATGAAACTGCCTGCAAATTACCATTTTGATCGATTGAAAGATCTTCCGGTCACTAAAATGAAAAAGTTTAAGATACGTGGTTTTGCTATTGTGGGAATGTCTGTGATATAATATAATGGCCTTGTTTGGTAAAACAAAGGTTCCTCTTATAGAGTTACCTAAAGGAACATTGTTGTTCCGAGTTGTTCCTGATAAATCAACCGATTTTACAGGAGTAAAAGTTGAGGATGGGTCTTATTGTATTCCTCCACAGTACAACGTGTTTTTCTATTTTGATCCATTCACTGCAGAGATCTTTCCCGAATATCTGGGAATGATACCAACTGTTGAAGTATACAAGTTGAAACATACGATAAAAATAGTTTCAATGGTTTCACCTTCAACATTAACAAAAGCTCAGCGGTTAAGTGGTAAAGGGGTTGTTAAGAGTTGTAATAAGACTCGCCGATCTTGCTTGAAAGGTCGCGAATACGATGCTTGTTTGAGTGAAACGTTTATTGCAAATTATCCTGATGTTGTAGGTTGGATTGGACTAGGTCGTTCTGATTCAACAAAGCTAATGAAGGAATTGAAGACCGGAGTATTGCAAGATAAGGCAGAGTATATTCATTTGCTAAAAGATAGTCGTGGTGTCAAAGGATCACCTGAATTGGCATTGTATCCTTTGAGAGAACGTCAAATGAAAGATATTAATATTGATAATCCGGTTGAGTGGATGCAAAATCAGGATTTCAATTTTGTTCACGTGACAACACTTCCGCGTGATAAAAAAACACTTGTTGACTTTTTGACAACAAATGCTACGTTTGTTCAGGGAACTTGGTATTACTCCCAGTAAATAACGATCTCGTATAGATCATTTTTAGGGTCATCGATACCATCAGTAGATGACCATCTGAAACATTTGGGGTCTTTTTCATCCGCATAGCAATTTAGCTCAATTTTGCATCCAGCAAATTCGATTTTTAGTTCATCCATGATCGGTTTGATCAGATGAAATTCTCTATTCTTTCTGTGAATATTGCCTGCAACATGCATAGAGTCGTCACCACCGGCTTCTGCAGTTCGTTCTGATTCATATTTCAAATGCCACACAAACTCTTTAATGAGACGAATGTCATTATAACCCTTGCTCAGCGCAACGAGTACGTCCTTGGAAGGCATTTTTCTTACCGTTTAAAAAGAATGAATAAAAAATCCATTTTTACTTATTATTCCCATTCAACAATGAACTCATGAACTTCACCACGCGGATCGTAATGATCTTCGAGTTCAAGAAATTTTCCATCCGAACGCCATGGTCCCCATGTAGTCAATGTAATTTTACAGTCAGGAAATTCTGCCGTCAATGCAGCTAGAATTTCATGGACTAGCTTATATTCAGGATTATTCCGATGAATATTGTCAACCATATCTCGAGTGTTTCCCGATTGAGCAATTCGGATTGTTTTATACGTAAAGTATTTTACATAGTTATCAATTATAACCTTTGAATCGTCAGTATCACCCGAATACGGCTTATCGTGAATTGTTTGTAGGTCGTAAAGAGACGGCATTTTTTGCTATCAACTGTATTCTACTTTATCAATCCATTTTACAAAGTATAATCTAAAATATAGACCACAGTCATGTAAGAAACAACAGCAAAAGCAAACATCCACCACCAAACAGGGAAGACTGTCGATTCTTTGTCTTTGGTTCCGAAGGGTCGGACTCGACCTTCAGCACCGAAAGCAATAGATGGTTTGATGTATAAGAATCCTGCTACGAGAAAAAGATAAATTACAAGCATCCAGAGCTTAGGCGACTTACGGATAGTTCCCTCCATTATCAATTCCTCTCCAAAAATAAGTAGAGGATGTATGTGCTTCCGAATAGAAAGGCGTTTTCCGATTCGGTGACTCGGATCTTTTTGAAGTACCGGAAGGCCAATTTAGATCCACTGGATACTGCGAACTCTGAGGAGGACATGTGTAAGCGACAGGGTGACATGTCAAAAAATAGTTCAGAACTGTTTGAGTATCAGAAGATCGTTCGAGACTATCTCTTGCTTGAATCACCCTATCGTGGCTTGTTGTTGTACCACGGTCTCGGTTCGGGCAAGACATGCTCGTCCATTGCAGTAGCTGAATCACTTCTCAACACTAAGAAAGTTTTTGTAATGTTACCTGCTTCTCTACAGGACAACTATCGTGGTGAAATTCGCAAGTGTGGTGATCCTATCTATAAACACGAACAGTTTTGGGAAATGAGGGGAGTAAATGAAGAGACCCGTAAGCAAGGTCTCGGTATGGGAATTTCTGAAAAGTTTTTAGATACGCATGGAAAGTTCTTTGTCAATGTGTCCGGCCGTCCTTCAAACTATAATACACTGACGCAGCCCGATACGAAATTGATCGACGAACAAATCGATGATATTCTGAATCAGCGTTTTACGTTTATTAATTATAACGGTATCAACAAAACAAATTTTGAAAAGATATTTCCAGCTGATCAGCCTCACATGTTTGACAACTCGGTTGTAATCATTGACGAAGCTCATAACTTTATTGGGTATGCAGTCGGAGAGCTTGAACTTAAGTTAAAGATTTACAACATGATCTATAAGGCAAAAGATTGTAAAGTTGTTTGCTTATCTGGTACACCTGTAGTTAACCGACCCAATGAAATTGCCTATCTGATGAATCTCCTACGTGGTCCTATTGAGCGTGTAACCATAACGACCGAATCTGCAGTTTCATGGGATGAATCACTCATGACCGCATATTTTCGACGAATGAAAGACGTGGACACCATCGAATACAACTCAGTAAAGCGTACAATCATGTTAACTCGTAATCCGTCTCACTTTGAAAGTGTGTATAATGAAAAGAATGAACGCATTGCCGTAAAGTATAATAAAGATTACGAACAGGAACCTAATATTAAAAAATGGGTAACTGAATGGAAAACAACATTTGAAACTGAATTTGCAGGGATCGAGCTAGCAAAAGAAGACAAATATATCGTAGAAGAGCTCGAATGTTTGCCTACAAAGTTTGAAGATTTCATGAATACATTTGTAGATGGATTGAGCATCAAGAATGCTCTTCTTTTTCAAAAGCGTATTCAGGGTCTTGTTTCGTATTTCAAAGGAGCCGATGAACGACTACTCCCTAAACGTATCGACGAAGAGAACACACTGGTAAAAGTTCCAATGTCTGAGCAACAGTTCTTGCGTTATTTGGAACTACGATGGATTGAAATACAACGGGAAGCAAAGAAAGGACGAAGCGCAGATATGAATGAAAACTTTAGCTCGTATCGTATGGCATCTCGTCTTGTTTGTAACTATTCATTGCCACCGGAAATGCGTGTTACTACTGACGAGGTAACTAATGAAGAATCGGATTTAGAAAAACCGGAAGTTCTTGAAAATATCAGAAAAGAACCTAAAAAGTTGTTATCAGATGAAGCATTGCAAATTTATTCTCCAAAGATGCTTCGAATGTTAACCGACTTAAAAAAGAATGTTGGAAAAGATGGTGACTATCATAACCAGTTCATATACTCTCAGTATCGATCGCTTGAAGGTCTTGGTATCTTCTCTGCTATTTTGGAGTACAACGGATTCCAGGAGTACAAGCTTATTAAAAAGCAAGGATTGTGGGAAGAAGATCCTTCAATGAAAAAGGGTGTTCCGGCGTATGCGTTGTTCGTTGGAGGCACAGGTGATAAAGATAAAGAACTTCGTGAACTCTATCGTCAAATTTTTAATCAAGAAAAGGACATACCTCAATCTTTGAAAGATTCAATCAAAGAAAGGAGACTATGTGTACTGATGGCTTCGAGCGCAGGAGCTGAAGGTATCACTTTGCGTAATGTTCGCAATGTGCTCATTATGGAATCCTATTGGAATCCTGCTCGTATCGAACAAGTCATTGGTCGTGCAATTCGTATCTGTTCTCATGCATCGTTACCTGTTCCCGATCGAACTGTTGATGTAAAAATGTATTTATCAGTTTTTACACAGGACCAATCTGTGACCGGTGAGGGTCCCAACGTTGTTTTGATTCGACGCAATGATATGATTCTTAAACGATATGAAGGTGGAGAACCTCGTGACGCTTTTATGAGCAGTGATGAATTTTTGTATGAAGTCGCCTACAAGAAAGGACGCATTATTAAAAACATATCGTTGCTACTGAAGCAAGCTGCCATTGACTGCGAGATCCATCGTAAACTACATGCAAAAGAACACCCAATTATTCAGTGTATGCGATTTGATACAACAGCGACAAGCGATGATTTGGCATTTAACCCGTCCTACAAAACCGATGAGAAAGATACGCTTTATCTACGCAACGTTGTTCGTAAAAAGAGACGCCTACAACGTGTACTGTTGAAAAATACATTAATCATTTTAGATCCCGATACAAATGAAATATTTGACGCTCCTGCATTTGAAGACACAGGTCGTCTAATACGTTTAGGTATGTTTATACCACCCAATCAGATACAATTTTTTACAGCCGGAAGTTTTGTAACCAAATAGATAATGTTGTTTCCGCTGTTGGCGGCATTAGTTGCTGCGACTCTCTTTTTTGGCGGAGGAGCAGAAACAAAATATGAATCAATTCCGGAACTACCAGGATTGCTGGTTCCGAAAGCGACAGGAAAAGAAAGACAGATTGTATCGATGACTGGAGACGCATCTATGTATACAGAACGTAAACGCAGGGCAGCTATTCAAGCATTACACGGCTGTAGCGCAAACAACAAACCAGTTCATACATGTACATCACAGTGTGGTACACAAATTAAGGGATGTAGTCTTGGATACAACAAACCTATAAAAGAGGCCAATATCACAGCTGGCTTTACGAATGGAGCCGTTGAAGCCTATATGTTGACATCTATTTGCAATACTCGTCGTGCTAAGGTTATCATTCCACCTGGTCATGTCACAGAAGTGTATGATGGTGGAACCCCGTTTGATGATTTTCAGAATATTTTAGACGGTGGTAGTCCCGGTATGGATAATCCATCATTTGATATTTATTATGATGGCGGCGGACCAACATCAAATTACGTAACTGTTTTTGATGGGCTAGATCCACTTTCTAACATAATGGATATCGTATACAGTCGTCTCAAAGACATACCAAATCTAGATGGAGGAAATCCAAATACAAATTTATAATTAGATTACAAATGAGCACCACTGAGGTGAAATTTCAGTTGCGGCGAGGTAAAGCCGCAGAGTGGATAGCTGCATATCCAGTTATACTAAGACAAGGTGAACCCGGACTCGAAACCGATACAAATAGACTAAAATTTGGAGATGGTATTACTGAATGGCAATGCTTACCTTATGTATTTATGAATGGTCCTAGTGGAGCAACCGGACCTATTGGAACAACCGGTCCTACCGGTGCTATAGGTCCCACGGGAGCTTCAGGTGTTACTGGACCTACGGGAGCTTCAGGTGTTACTGGACCTACTGGTGCGAGTGGTGTAAC